TGCGTAATATTGACCTTCAAAATCCCACGATATGTACGCTTGACCAGCTACTAAGCCGCCGCCATTGTTTTTTGATTCAACAACAGCTGGGATTGCGCCTTCTGCCAGAATAAAATCCAACCATGGTTGCATTATTCTTTTAGGTTTTGTCGCTTGCTTCATAATTCATTGCTCCGCAAATAACCACGATCATCAACATAAAACACACCATCGGCAATCAGCCGCTTGGCTATGTCGCGGCTATTGGGTCTGAGTTCGCTCAGCTTGACGTAGCCGTGTTTTATGCGTTGTTTTAGTTGGTATGTTAAGCCTGTCATATTCCATCTCCATAAAATCCAATAATACCACCAGCAAACAACGCTAGTGGTCTGATGTGCCAGTTAGCGACTGGCGGCGCGGGTTGTGTTTATAAAAAACCGTAGTAACGAACACCAGCTTGCACCCACAACTGAGTTGCGCGGCTGTTTTTCAGTTCTGAGCTGTCACACTCAGCGTAATTAGCACTTGGCGCTTGCTCGGCTACTGCGAATAAAACAACTGTGCAATCCGCATCTAAATCTGCTGTTGTGTTTTTGAATGTTTTCATTTTCTCTTACCCTTCCACTTCACGACACCATTGCCGCGATTCGATAAACCAAGTATAAGCGCAATTTATTGCGCTTGTGTAGTTGTTTTTTACTGGTCGGAGGAGCTTTACAAGTATAAAAAAAGCTGGCATACTGAGTAGGCATTAATACCTTTTAATACCTTTAGGTAAAAGATATAAAGGACTTATATTTTTTATTAATTGTAGTTGTAGTTGTAGCATCTCCGCCTTCGGTTGAAAGCGTCTGAAAAATTCTGCGGTGGTTGTTTGGCTCAATTACTTGGCCGAGGTCTCGCATGTCTGACGTGTGAGCTGACGTGTTAAGTTAAAACATGTCAGCGCCTAGCATTGGCGCGGCTTAGCTGGAGATTCCGCTGACATGTCACACGTGTGATGTGTTTTTTATCAAAAATAAAAATAAAATACTCAACATGTCTGACATGTCAGCCCAAATCAGGCTGCAGCCCGCATTCTATCAACCCGCAGACGTGTTTTTACTTAACATGTCTGCTAACATGTCTGACATGTCAGCTAGCGGAAAATACAGATAAAAAAAGCGCTGAAACAAAGGTAACAGCGCCCATAAAAAAGTGCAACAACTAAACCAAAAACCACTTATCAAATTTTTTGCCATTTCCCTGATGAGTGGTTTCCATCTTTTTTATTTTCCCCATTTCCTCCAGTTTTTCGAGTATCTGATTTATTTTTTCTGGCTTTTCTTTTCTAAACCTGCCACGAATAACGCTCGGCATTTCCCCATGCTCTTTATCCAACATATTCATGATCCGCATGGCAATCGCATCATCTGGATTGTCTTTTTCTACCATGTTTGCATAAGCAAGGCGGATTTTGTCGTCAATGTCGCGTCTCATAGCAGCATAAGCCCAACGCACATGCTCAGGCGTGATTAAGCCCTCTGGCGCTCCAAGAATCAGGGCAATCTTTGCCATCAGTTCATAAGAGCGACGAACGATTGACTCTAGACCCGTTGCGCTCTTGTGTTCCTCGGCTTGCTCTTCAATCCAATCAAGCACAGAATCCATCATCCGGCTTGCTTCTGCATCAACTTTAACCTTTGTTTTTTCTCCGTAGTATTCAACCCGTTTCAATCCTTGCGGGTCGTAATGACCGCCGCTGTGCAAACTAAACAACAGTCCACGCATAGAATCAGGCATTGGCTGCTTTTTAAACCCTCTGCGCGCTCTTGGGTTGCTTTCGCGCTCGTTAATCATCCAGCTACGACCCACAAAACCATTTGTTGCTTGCTCAAACGTAATAAGGCCGTCAAACGTGATCGGGGTGGTATAACCGACAAGGCTTAAAAATGGGCGCTCTAAGCCGTCGTCGATGTGGTCTAATGCGCGCTCAAGTTGCGGAACCCGTCGCGCACAAAACCCGCCTTTGTCCTCGTTTTCGCTGATTGCCTTTTTGCACTGGGACAGCTCTTGCAGTAATATTTTCCGCACCTCGTCCTTGGTGTCGCCGTTCAGTAGCATAAATCCGTCGGCTTTTGAATAAGCTGACATAAGGATCCCGATCACCCCGTCAAGATAAACGGCACCGCCAGATTTCTGAGCGTTAGCAATCTTTTTCAGGAATATCCCAACTTCGTCAATGATGTAATATGCTGCTTGATGGCGGATCAGGTTTCTGATGATTTCCTGTTCTGACTTGATAGCGCCATGAGTCGCAACGTGGATACCAGCTGCGCGGTGAACTTCGGCCATTGCTTGCTGAACTGCTTCTTTACCTGTTGCTGAGGCAGCCACACAGAAAGCAAATAGGTTGCCGTTTGTGTAGTTTTTTTCGTCGGTGTATCTTAGTCCTATCACGTTGCCAACCGCAGCAACTGCAGCTGATACAGCGAGGTTTTGCCGAGGATAGCGGCACTGCGCATCAATCCACTTGGTGACCTCGCCAACAAATCCGGGAGGGCGCAATAAATCCACATTATCAATGTTAAACGGGTGGTCGCCGCTTGGTTCATCGATGCTGATTGTTGGCGTAAATGTCACAGGCTGCTGATAACCGCCTAGCTCTGCATAATGGATCAGCGTTGCCAGCGTTACAGGATTTGATGCTTTACCAAAGCTGTGCCACTTGCGCTCAATCTCTGCGCGTCCTGCGTACTTGTCACCGCCATTGCTCCATTCGTCAAAAATCCACAGGCCAGTTCCAGCGGTAGCGTGATGAATGGCCATACCTGATTTGTACCATGTTTCATAGTCACAATCTGGTGAGATGTAATTCAGTATTTCTTTTATTTCCTGCTCAGTAACATCAACTGACGAACCGTGAACAATGGCGCGATGATGGTCTGGCTTTTTTAACAGTGCGATTAGTTCGGCCGGAGCATCATCAATATCATCTGGATGCCCCTTGGTTGCTTCGTATGTCATGCCAGACTTATGCAATGATCCAGCGCCAATCACAAATCCGCTTGATTTAAAATCAATGCCTTTGTATTTCTGGATTGATTGGCTAAGCGCCACTCCTTGCGGCGCTTTAAAGTAAAGGTGGCGGCTACCTCCGCCGCTACCAGTTGCCACAACAAAGCCAGACGCGCTATCAAAGTCTATTGATAGGTCAGCGCACAGTTGCTTGTACGACTCAATGCCGCCGTTTCTGGCGTCAATGTCGATGATCAGCAGACCGGACACCAAAACACCAAAACCAGTTTCAAAGTGACCCATTTGCTCGAATGTTTCTAGCTGTTCGTCTGACCAGTCTGGGACGTTCACCCAATTTTTTATCAGTGGATGTTTTCCGGCCGCTTGGCATTCTTCGTTTCCGCATTGACAGCCGTTTTCATCAAATCCATAAATGCCGAATATTTTCAATCCAGCTTGCCAGTAGTCGATATGGTTGCTCATAAATACCAGTCCTTAACGTCTGGGCGCATTTCTGCCTTTTTGAATTTTCCATTAGTGATAGTCTCTAAGCGGGCTGCTAATTTAGCGCTAATACGTCCTCGCTTAATCCAGCCATGCACGACCTGCGGCGTTACATCAAGTATTGTTGCCAACACTGACGCACTGCCAGCCCACGCCACTGCCGCCTCTAACTGTTCTTTTTCTTGCTGTTCGATCTGCTCTTTAATGCTAGTCATTGTTTCTCTCCTGTTTTCGATGAATTTATAATAACATGAAAAAAAAGTTTGACAACCGTTTATTGTTTGGTTGATACTTGCCTCATCAAATCAGCAAGCAGGAAAACAACATGGCAATTTCAACAGTAGTGATGGGAAAAAGCGGAACTGGTAAAAGCACCAGCATGCGCAACCTTGACCCGAACAAAGTTTTATTAATTCAGCCTCTTAGAAAGCCGCTGCCTTTTAAGTCGGTAGCATGGAAAGCGTGGAACGGCAAAGAAAAGACAGGCACTATTGCAGTTACCGACAACGCCGATCATATTTGCGCAGCGATTACCAACGCTGCCAAAAACGGCAAAGAAATTGTGATCGTTGATGATTTCCAGTACGTGATGGCCAACGAATTCATGCGCCGCGCTCGTGAAAAAGGGTATGAAAAGTTTACGGAAATTGGCCTAAACGCTTGGAATATTGCAAAAGCTGCGATTGATGCGCCTAACAATGTTCGAGTTTATCTGCTGACGCATACAGATACTGACGAATACGGTCAAAACGCCAAGATTAAAACGCTTGGCAAGATGCTTGACGACAAAATCACGATGGACGGCATGTTTACCATTGTTTTAAAAACTGGCTTGCATGATGGGCAGTACCTGTTTGCAACCAAGAACGATGGGACTGACAACGTAAAAACCCCAATGAGCTTATTCGAGTCAGACTTTATTGATAACGACCTAGCTGCGGTTGATGCCGCAATTGTTGAATATTACGGAGTGACGCAAAATGTCGATCAGCCTGTATGAACTGGCGGAGCCAATCCGCCAACTAATGAATGATGAAAACATTCCTGACGATCAAAAGTTAGATACTTTGGAGCTGTTAGGCGATGACTTCAAAGAGAAGGCGCAGAAGGTTGCAGCTTTTATCAGAGAAGTTGAAGCAGAAGCAACAGCTTATGATGATGAAGCTAAGCGACTTGCTGAGCGTAAAAAAGCACGATTGGCACAAGCTGATCGGATGAAAGATTACCTGCGGGTAAACATGGAAAAAACAGGCATTAAAAAGATTGATGGCCTGTTTAATATCACACTGGCAGCGCCTACGCAGTCTGTTGAAGTGAATGAGGCAACCTTGCCACAGCAATATTTTAAGGTATCAGTTTCGCCGGATAAAACAGAGCTGGCAAAACTATTGAGGCAAGGCGCGCAAATCCAAGGCGCTACACTTGTAGAAAGTAAACCACGATTAATCATTAAATAAGCGAGAAAACATTATGTCATTTTTTACATTATCAACTGGTCAGAAAGCTCAGGTTACAACATCTTTTGCAATGCAAGAAAACTTGCCACCAATCCCAGCAAACACTGAGCTGAAAGCTGCGATTGATGAAGCGGAAAACAAGACTAATAGCCAGAATGGCGAGCAGTATATTGAGCTGCGCTGGAATATTTTGTCGGGTGAATTTAAAGGCCGTAAGGTTTTCCAGAAGTTGCGCCACTCTGATGCGGATCCGAAGAAAGCAGACAAAGCAAAAATGATGTTGCTTGCCATTGATGCCAACTGTGGCGGCAAGTTAGTAAGGTTGAATCGCGCACCAACTGACCAAGATTTGATGGTGTGTTTATCTGGCAAGCCGATGGTGATTAAAGTTGCAGTGTGGCAGATGAAAAACGAGCAGACAGGCGAAACAAGCCAAGGCAATTGGGTGTCTGCGGTGTCTGGCGGCTCAGCAGCGCCCAAGGTAGCTGCAGCACCAGCAAAGACTGCCATGCAAGACGTTGAAGAAACTGAGGACGTTTTAGGCGGTGACACCCCAGTTGAAGATGACGATTTGGGCTTTGGTTAATTAGTTGACAGCCCTGCGCAAGCGGGGCTTTTTATTGGGGCTTTTATGAAACAATGCAAAGTCAATCAGTACAGCGACATGGCAAAGTGCGAAACTTGCGGTCTTTGCTGGGACATGAATGATCAATATCCTCCGGAGTGCAAAATGTATAACGACCAAGAACATGAACACGAAAGAACCCCAAAAAATGCACTTAAAGCATTATGTTTTATTTTGCTTATCGTGTTTTTATTTTTAGGTCTTAAGCTATGCAACTAAGAAATTACCAACAAGACGCCTACAGCGCAGTCATGCAATGGGTAAAAAAGAGCATTGATCCATGCCTGATAAACGCCGCAACTGGTGCGGGCAAGTCGATTATCATCGCTGCTATTGCAAATTCGTTGCACAGCATTAGCAACGGTAAAAAAATCCTGTGCTTAGCTCCATCAAAGGAATTAGTGCTACAGAACCGAGAAAAATATTTAGCTACGGGCAACCCTGCCAGCATATTCAGTGCAAGTGCTGGCGGCCGCTGCCTTCGCCATCCTGTGGTGTTTGGCACCGAAGGAACGGTAAAAAATGCGCTTGATAAGTTTGGTGATCAGTTCTGCGCTGTAATTGTTGACGAGGCGCACCGACTGACTCCAACTATCAAAGCTATTATTGATGATCTGCGAAAGAAAAATAAAATGCTTCGTGTCATTGGGTTGACTGCTACTCCGTACCGAATGGGAGTTGGTTATATTTACCAAGTTGACGAGCTTGGCAGAACGCTAGATGAGTCGGAAGCAGTCAACCCGTTTTTTATGAAACTTGTTTATAAAATAGAAGCGCGATTTTTAATAGAAGAAGGCTTTTTGACTCCGCCAGTATTTGATAGCGGAATAACTGAATCATACGACACAAGTGGGCTTTGCTTGAATCGCATGGGGCAGTTTGACAGCCAAGACATTGAAAGAGCCTTTGAAGGTAAAGGGCGCAAAACTTCATTAATTGTTGCTGAGATTGTCGAGAAGTCGCGCAATAGAATGGGTGTCATGATATTTGCAGCAACGGTACAGCATGCTAATGAGGTGATGGAGTCTTTGCCGCCGTCAATGTCAGCGCTGATTACTGGAACAACTGCAGCTCATGAGCGAGAATCTATTATCCAATCGTTTAAAGAAATGCAGATCAAGTACCTTGTCAACGTGGCAGTGTTGACTACTGGTTTTGATGCGCCTCATGTTGATATTGTTGCAATACTACGCGCCACTGAATCAGCATCATTGCTGCAGCAAATAGTTGGCCGTGGCTTGCGCCTGCATGAGCACAAGGCTAACTGCTTAATTCTTGATTACGCTGGAAACATCGAAAGACATTGCCCGAGCGGTGACATTTTTCAGCCGCAAATTAAAACCATGAAGGCGTCAGAATCTGGTGGTATGGCTTGTGATTGCCCATTATGCGGCTATACCAACACTTTCAAGGGGCGTCCAAACCCTGATAACTTTGATGTGTCGCCCGATGGTTATTTTATCGACCTTGAAGGCAATAAAATTGAAACTGAGCATGGCGACATGCCTGCGCATTTTGGCCGTCGCTGCAATGGTTTTGTGATGCGAGCAGGACAGCATGCTCGCTGTGGTTATTACTGGACTTCAAAAGACTGTCCAGAATGCGGCGAGAAAAACGATATTGCAGCGAGATTCTGCACATCTTGTAAGGCGGAGATCGTAAACCCTAATGACCGTCTCCGACTTGAATTTGCCAAAATGAAATCGGATCCTTACTACCCAACAAGCGATAAAGTTCTAAATTGCAAATTTACGCCGTGGGTTAGCGCCAAAGGTAACAAGACGATTAGGATTGACTTTACTACGCCACACCGTACGTTTGCAGCTTGGTTTTCTCCAAAAATGAAAGGCTGGACAATGTTTTGTGATGCGTTCTTTGGTGAGCAAATTTCTGATATTGATGATGCCTATATAACGCCTTGGCGAAAGCCTGAAACTGTTACTGCAGCAAAGCAAGATGCCAGCAGCGGATTATTCAAGATTTACGCTTTCAATCAAGATGAGGACTTAGAGCCATGATTTTTCCAGAATGGTTACCTGTATTTGGTGATCAAAAATACAGAAACAAAAAATGCCCAGTAGAAAGCGCTGAGCAGATCACGTTTTTTAATACGCTGCGACGCGACTATCCAGAGCTGGCGATCATCGCTATCCACCCGCGCAATGAGGGAAAGCGAACAGCACAGCAGACGCAGTGGCAAAAGGCTGAAGGCATGACGGCGGGGGCAAGCGATATAATTATCCCATGTGGCATGCCGTTTGTTTGTGAGCTTAAACGCCAAGACCGTACACTTTGCCACTGGGAGCCTGAGCAGTTGAAATACCTAGAAACGGCGAAAAAACATGGCGCTTTTGTGTGTGTTGCGCTTGGACATGCGGCAGCTTTGGAGGCATTAAAAATATGGATTGGCAGAAAATAAAGCACCACTCCGACCAGTTTGACAGGCTGATGAAAAAGGAATTAACTGTTGCTGATGTTGACGAAGAAGTGAGCCACGCGCTGGCGTTTATGCTGTATGCAGATGCGCGCTGGATTGCAGATATGCCAAAGGAGCAACGGAAAGAGGCTTTGCAAAGAGTTCATCTGCTTTGCCGTGATGATGTGCGCGACATGGCTGCATTAATTATTAAAGGAGAAATACCGTAAAGGCATATAAAGTTACAATGGCATTAGGACTGCCATTTACTTACATAACAGACGAGCTGCCATCAAACGTAAAAAATGCAATATTTGAGCGCTTTGGCAGATGGCCTATATCGATAATTGAGTTATAGCGCCTTCGGGCGCAAGGGTGATTTATGGATAAAAGACAGCAATACATCGACGCAATAAAATCAATGAAAACAGATGGTCAGGCATATGAATTCAACTTTCATCAGGACGGCGGAGCAATTGCTTACCATTGCAATGGCATGTTTTTGCTTTTTGAAGTTCCTCAATATGGTGGAAAAGAATCATTTACTGGCGTGTACTCTCGCGGGGATGTCGAAAAAATGGTTGATGAGGCTTTGTCATGGACTTAGCCTTACCACTATACACCGAGTTCGAGCGCCTAACCGCCGAAACGCTCTGCCTTGAGCGTAACCGCGACGATTACTTGAAACCATTAAGCGTAAGATGGCTATGCACTGCTCATCACGCGCAATGGCATGATGAAAACGGAGAGGGTGTAAATGGAAGTTAGCATACCACCAACCGAATTTGAGCTAATCACAAAGCAGATGAAATAAAATGAACAGAGATTGTTGGTCAACTCCAAAAGAAGTATTTCAAGCGTTGAATGCTGAATTTAATTTTACCGTTGATGTTGCAGCAAGTGCAGAGAATACGCATTGCCAAGAATATATTGACGAAACTGAAAACGCTTTAGGTTGTCGTGAGTGGGTGCCTGATTTTTATCTTGACTCACCTGCTGGTCATTATGTTTGGTGCAATCCGCCATACTCAGACATTATGCCGTGGGTAAAGAAAGCCGCAGAGCAATCAAAGCGCAACGGCATAGGTGTCGTGATGCTGGTTATGGCTGATACTTCAGTTGGCTGGTATGCTGAAGCAATTAAAACCTGTCAAGAAGTGCGTTTCGTGATCGGCGGTCGATTAGCTTTTATAAATCCAGAAACAAAGTTACCTGTTGGCGGAAATAACAAAGGCAGCATGTTTTTAATTTGGCATCCGTTTGCTAAAGGCGATTTGGTTATTAAGCACGTTCACCGCAGCGAATTAATTGGGAGTAAGTAACATGGAAATAGTTAATTGGAATCTAGCTCCAAAAGATGCGACATTTTTCGCAGCTGGTTTTTTTCGAAGGAAAGGAGAAGCTTGGTTTTTTGATGAATCAGGCATAACAGGAACTTGGAATGCACATTCAGCACCAATGGCGCTTCTGTCGACAACTGACGACTATTGCGAGCGCCCGCAACAATGGCCAGAAACCGACGAGCGTATCACAGCGATAGCGCAGAATGGCGGCACTGGTGAACATTATGCGCAGTCAGCGGCACCACAAGCCAACAAATACGACCGAACCATCATTGGCAAATACGGCACAGGAAAATGTACTGTTGACGTTTACAGGGTGCTTAACGCCTTTCCAACTAGCTCGCCTGAGATTGATCATGCACTGAAAAAGCTGCTTGCAGCTGGCAAGCGCGGCGCAAAAGATGAATTGCAAGACTTGCGCGAGGCTGTGCAGAGCATTGAGGCGCGGATTGATTATCTGACTGAACTAGGCGCATAACGCGCCTTTTTCTTTACTCCTCCGACCAGTTAAATAATGTTTGCAAGCTCAATAAACTGCGCTTATAGTTAGATTATTGAAACGCAGCGCGGGGCTGTGTTGATAACCGGAGACACTATGAAAAGACTAAAAAAAGGCTGCTACAACCGACTAGCAGCCGCGCACAACCTGACTCGCAGCTCAATCAGTAAGTGGTCGAAAGAGCGCCGAGTTCGCGAACTGGATTTGCTTGATGCTGGCGCAACTCCAGCAATCGCTAACAGACTGGCTGAGCTGCAAAAGCTTTGTTATCAGGCGTCTGTCGTGACGAAAACGCCAGTGACCCTGAACAGTTACATTGATTGCCACTTTAACGTCTATCAAATGCGCGGTGATGAATATATTGATTTATTCAAAACCGAGTTAACCACTATCGAAAACCTAGACACAGCCATTGCGCGCGTAAGGAGTTTGATTGATGAGGTATTTGCCGTTGATTGATTACTCGAAACCTGCGCCGCGGCGTAGTAGGTTGGTTGCTGTGTGCCGTTGGTTTGTTGTCATTGCTTGCGTATGCGGCGTTATTGCCATCAAGGATGGTTATTTTAAATTGATTGAAGCGGGGTTGTTATGAGTCGAGTTGTTAAGTTTGAATTCCTGTATCGTGGCATGGCGTATAGCTCAGAAAATAAAGAATTTCCATGGCTTAAAAAGCATTACACACTGAGCCAGCTGATCGAAAAGAGCTTACCAGAACTGTCTGACGTTCATGGCTTTTCTGAGTTGGTTGCCAAGCGCCAATTCACCGGACTAGCCGACAAAAACGGCGCCGAAATTTACGAAGGCGACATTGTAACGGATGGAGAAAATTTCGGTGAGGTAAAATTTTTTACTGATGGCATTGCGTCTTGTGGTTGTTGCATTACCAGCTTTAGCGGATCCGGCTTTGCCGCATACACGCAAGACGAGTGCGATGGATTTTCTCTTGAAAAATGTTTGGTGGCAGGAAACATCTACCAACATCCGGAGCTATTAAAATGAGCGCATGGCTAATCGAAGCAAAATCTGAAATCCTGCGCGCCAGCTCGTTGCTTGAGCTGCATACCGCAACTGAAAACCTGTGCCACTTGGGGCGATACACGTTTGATGAACAAATGAGCTACAGCGAAAACGCCGAGTTAGCACTTCTACAATCAAAACCA